CCTTGGTTTGCAAAATGCCAGGCAGCCGGAAAGCAGTTAATTATGTCTCCAAGGCGCTGATGATAGACGATGGTTTTCAATCGTTAAATCCGACGATGGCAAACGACCAGTACAGATCTCGTTGACTACATACCACTCGTTTAAATCCAAGATCGGTTAGCGTTTTGGCCATATCTTCGGGATGAAATAAGTGAGCGTGCTTACGATTGTTTTGCGGTAACCAATATTCCATGTCTGGATGTGGCAAATACATAAACAGAGTTCCTCTCGGCTTGAGGCGTGTTTTCCAATGCTCTAGGGCGTGGACGTATTTTTCGACGTGCTCAAGAGTATGAGACGAAAAAATAAAGTCATACTTACCGTCTGGTAAATTTAGTGCGTTGTGTCCGTCTGGCTGATCAATGTTCACCACAGTAGCGCCGGGCAAGTGCCAATCTTTAGTGCCACCAATATCCAGTCCGTTACCACGGCAAAAGTGTTGGGCGAATGGAAGTACGTGAGCGCAGGCGTTTCCACTCTTAATATAATTTGGGTACAGCTTGCCCCTGTATTCGTAGATCACGGGTTCCGCTCCTTAAATATCTTTTCGCCAAGCTCGTAGTTTTCCTTTGCGTTGTGGCGTTTAAATTCCGCATCCTGCGCTGCGCCCGTGAAGAGCGGATTATTGTGAGTAAAAACAACATCCTTCGCTTCGATGATTACGCCGTCCTTTGCCCCGCGTAGGCTATACTCATTATCGCTGAAAATACCCGAGCATGCGTCGTACTCAGGCGCAAACAGAGTGCCCTGCTGTTTCAGCCTGGCCTTTGTTAAAATTGCTAGGCAAAGCAGATCGTCTTTGCGGTGACCGTCAGACACGGCGAGGATTGACGGCTTACTTAAATCGCCAAGCCGTTGCGTGATGATTGTATCCCAATGCAGCGGAGGATCCCAATCGTCCGAGCCTTGAATGATAATTTCACCACGGGCTACTTCGGCCGCCCTGTTCCATGCGGCAATACACCCGCCCTTACCTTTAACTAACCCCCAATTTTTCAGCATGTCGGCTTTAGGATCGTCATCGTCGACTGAGTAGATCCACTCGACTGACGCTGGATCTGCCGCCTTTTTCATCCACAAGATGCGGGCGTTAATCGCTTCTTGCGGCCGGCCTCGCGTGGCGTGGCAGACGGTGATCTTTACGGGCTTCTGTGCCCGCCACATGTTCTCGATCTTCTCCGCCTCTGTGGTATCGCCCACGGCTTTGCAGGCCGCTAGGTACAGATCGATACACTCGAAGTCATAAACGGTGCGCTGGGCGTTCCAGATCTTTACGCCCGGATCGGGCTGAACCATGGCAGATTTCAGTAAGTGATAAGCCTGTAACCACGCACCCACGCTGGCTTCTTCCCTAGCTAAAAAGTAAATCGCCTCTCTACGCCCAGGGTTCATCTGGTGTGCCTTTTGGTATAGGCCGATCCTGACGTTGCGATCCTGCGTGGCTGTCGCTTGATTGCATGCAGCCTCGTAAGCCAGCGTGGCCTCTTGCCCCGGCCAGACAGCGGCAACGTGTGACCAAGGCTCTGATTCCGTCCTGCGATTTCCTAGGAAAAGTTCCTGCTGATAGTAGTACGCATACTTGCCCGCCTCGCTTAACTGGCCTTGAAGGATGCGGAGATTCCGATCGGCGCTGTTTGGCTTATATCCGCCTGGGTGATGCTCTACCCATACCGCCTGCTCGCCTACAGATTCCAGCCCAGCATTAGGCAACAGCGCCTCATGCACGGCGTAATGCCACTTTCCCGACCATGCGCCATCTATACGCCTTACGAGACGCTCACGTACGGGGCGCAAAGAGGCGTTAATCACGTTATAAACTCCCGCATAGATGCCGAGCTTGGGATTCTGTTCAAACGCTTCCACGCCCCTTTTAAGAGCGTTTTTGAGGTCTTTATGTGGCAAGTCATCGCAATCCACCCAAACCGCATAGTCGCCGGTGCAGGCATCTAGTGCGGTATTGCGGGCGGCGGCAAAGTTATCGACGTGCGGCCAGCTCGCCCCTGCCGGTGCATTTTTATATTCGACTATCTTCGCCCCTGACTTTTCAGCGATCGCCCGCGTGCCGTCGTCAGGCCGAGCGCCTTGGGCAATACACACGACCAACTCATCGCAGAATGGTTTAAAGGCGGTAAGGCAGCGGTCAATAAATTGGGCTTCGTGCCCGGCGATCATGTAGATGGAGATTTTAGGATTTCGAGTGGCCATTCTAAACCTCTCGCAACCCAAGCACGTAACTACCGATAGAAGTATCAATCGACGCCACGCGATAGCTAACCGAGTTAGCCAGCAGAATAGATCCGATGGTTGGCGCCGATGAGATGGAGCTTACGCCGATGGTAAAAGTGGAGTTTAGATCCAGATCAAACCCGCCTAGCTCCACGTTTTCTTTGCGGGTAATTGTCGAAAGGATGCCAGTAACGCCAGCAGAACCAATGGTGGCGGCTGTGCCAGTTTGAGTATATAGAGCGGCCAGACTTTCCTTTAGGCACTCTGTAAATTCAGACATGTGAGGATTTCTTAAAGTGGAAAGGGCGGTGAGCCTTTCAGCTCACCGCCCTCCCCGAGTGAATTAGCTACCGTTGATACGAACCAAGCTCGCGGGCTCTCCGGCTTTCACGCCGTAGATCAGGGCGTAGGTGCGTTGGAGCATGCCCTTGACCACGTCGTAGTTCTCACGAACTTGGACGGATAGGCCAGTGCGGGGTTCCGTCACAACCGAGATGTCCCCAGGGATGGGAACGCCGGTCGGAACTTCAGGAACGCGGGCCGCGATCAACAAGGCTTCCTGCTGGGCGAAGAATCCGCCGAGCGTGATGCTGTTGGAAGGCACTGCGCTATACTGGTTGATGTTGAATCCAGCCACGTTGCCGATCCCAGCCGTGCGAACGAGGTCGCCAGTGATCTGAGGATTCGCAACCACGGTGCTGTCATTCAAGAGTGCGCCGTAGAAGCTGGGGTTAAGAACAGCGTACCGGCCGTTGACCGGGGCGTTGTTGTTGTTAAGGGTGATTCCGGCCGACACTACCGAGCGGTAGGAGAAGGCGCTGGAAGCAACCGTCAATGCGCTGGTGAAGGTGGAGGAGGTCACGAGAGCGAGCAAATCCCCAACCATTTGCAACCCGAGGGCGTGCGCGGCTGCGCCGGCGAAACGCTCGATTAGGTTGATGTTGGAGCTGGTGCGCTCTTGATCGTCCACAGAGTAGGAAACGTGCTTGAACTTGTTAAGAGTGATCTGCACGTCTGTCTGGGTTGTCGCAGTCGCTACGTAGCCGTTCGCCTGCGAGTAGTCCTGGGCGGTCGTCGCAGAGATACGGTGTGTAAAGACTGACGCGTTGTATTTAGCTGCTTCGCTGCTGAAATCCGTTACAGAGTTTCTCAGGAAGCTGTAATCTGCCACGAGGATTTCAAGAGCCCTCTGTGCGATTACATTCGCATTCGTTGTTCCGATTGAGTTAGGCATGGTGGTGTCTCCTAGTGGACTGGATTACAGTCCGAGTTTGCGGAGCAGTTCCGACCGACGGGCCGGATTCTTTTCCGCGTTGAATTGATTGAGGATTTCTGCCCGGCCGAGCGGTTGGCTCGATTCAGCGGGAACCGCCACTGCGCCAGCAGCGTCGGCCTTGGCTTTTTCCAAAGTGGTCACGGCCTTGTCGTCGGCCTTTTCTTCAACCTTTGCGCTCATCTCCTTTTTCGCCATATCTTCGGCAGGAGCTTCAGGCGCTTCGACAACGTCAGAAGCTGCGTCGGCTTTCATCAGCGCGAGGACTTCTGTGAGCATTGCAGCGATGTCGATCAAAGTAGGTTCGGCCATTTTCTCTTCAGGCTTGTCGGCAGGCATTTCAGCCAGTTCGGCTTTAGGTGCTTCGACAACGGCGGGAGTTTCAATGGCAGGAGCTTCGGGTGCGGGAGCTGCCACAACGGCAGCCTCACTCAGCTCTTTTTTGACTTCGACGGGTGCTTCGTTCATTTGAAGTTTTTTCATGTCAACTGCTGTGAATGCAGAAAACATGCCTGCGGGATTTGCGGCTGGGGTGCTAACTACGCTGATGTCGTAGATCTCGCTTACCCTGGCGAAGCGATCGCCCTCTACTTGTTCGGGCACTCCGCTAAAAGTAAGAGATAGGCCAAATCCTTCAGGCAATACGTTTGCTAAGTGCTGTACAAATTGCGCCTCGTTGGTGTTAAACAATGTTAAATCGCCCATTAAGCGATCGCCTTCGATCTTAAATCCATCGATATAACCCAAGATTCCAGAGACTTCCGCACCGTGGCCCATGGTCACTTTGATGCGCTTCATGGTCAGCGCCACAGCCAGCGCTTGTTCGAGGGAGGTTTGATCGATCAGTAGGTTATGGCCCTTGGCCTCGCCTACTGTTAAAATGGATACGTTAGAAAGTTTGTTGGCCATGCTGGCCAACAGGTGTCAAATCAGTTTCGGCTAAAGACGGGACTCGGAAAGATAGGTGCGGATTGGACGGGTTGCCCAGGTTCGGGTGGCGTGTGCATGTCTTGGATCGCCATATTGATTGCCGCCGCTAGGCCTTCGGCTTCTTCAAGTTTTTTCATGTATAGCATCTGATTGTTTAGACCGCCAAACTTCAGCTCAACATATGGTCGTTCGTATTTTTGCAGTGTTTTCCACAAGATTGCGGCAGAACCCAAAAACATAGTCCCGCCAAGAATCGGGCTATTTGTGGAGATGCAAGATATCCCAAACAATAACCCGAACACTGAGAGAATGATCCACATTAAACACGCGAGCTGCCCGGTCTTATCCTTGCCGTAGCTTGTGCCAATAATGGATCTGAGATTATAAGTTTGATTATAGGGTGCGCCTACTGACACAACTTTGCCGACTACGCTAATCGTGCCGTCATCGTAGTAAATAGTATCCGATGAATTACCGTCCACGCCCTAATCGTATGGGCGGAGGGTGTGCGTACAACTATTTTTTACGGGTAGTTCTTGGTTTCTTATCTTTTAACCCGACCGCTTTAGCCACCATATCCAGCTCCTTTGAGGAAAGATTGAAGTCTGGATCGTCCCTCATTGTAAAGGATTCTGATAAAACTTCCTTAATGCTCTTAACGCTTTCTTGAATTTTTGCCGACAGCTCCGCATCTGGCCCAGCGTTCGGATCTTTCTCTGGATTGACTGGCGTGGGTTCGTCGATTGCGGGCGCTTCTTTAACTACTTCCACTGGGGCCGCCACGTCGGTCTGCGGTGCAACTGTTCCAATCGATGCTACAAACTCACGCTCTTTAGCGATCTGCCTGACCTGCTCTTCCCAGTCGAGGCCTAACTCCCCAAAGTAATCCTGCAGGCTGGACAGCCCAGCCTTGTAATCCTCACGTGCCTGCATTGCCTCACGCCCTGCGTCCACAGTGAGCGACTTCGGAGTCTGCCACGTAACCTTTGCGTAATCCCCGACGGCTGGTAGATCGCCGTTAGCGATTGCGCCGCCGATGAAGTAGCGCCATGCACGATTACAAAATCTGTCGATCAATAGGCGCTGACGTTGTTCAAATCTGCGCTGAGCCTTAGCTACAATAAACCGCATCCCTGCCCCGCCGACGCTTGCTGGATCGTAAACAAATTCCACGGGCAAGCCTAGGCCCATGGCCACGTCACGAATAAGGAACTTGGCAAAAGGTTCAAAGCCAGCGTGCGGTCTATTCGGCCCAATCATCTCGATCTTTTCGCCAGGTGAAAGGCGCGGGATAGTTGCCGAGCTGGTGATCTCCTCGCGGGCGATTGTGGGTTCGCCAGTGTCTTGAGCCTGCACGGTTCCAAAGAATCCACCCTGCCCGGCCAGCTCGTCGCCTTGGTCGGTGGTGATAACTGCGGCAATCGATCCCTGCAATTTCAAAGCATCCTTTTCAAACTCGCCGAGCATCTTCAAGTCACGGACGTGGTTCAATGCGCGAGCGAGTGAAGATCCGCCACGGATTTGATCTGGCCGTTCCAGCTCCATTAAATGAATTACGGTATCTGCGCCCAACTTGCGATACAGCTCCCCCGTTTGGATTAAGTATCCAGTAGGCTCGCCGAGCTTGCCGAGAAATACGCCGTCAGAAGTTCCGTAGTCGTCCCCCTCGCAAACGCGGTGGCCTTCGACAATTTGCAACTTTCCCTTTTCCGTCATAATGACGAACACGTCACCGTCCACGTCGATCGATCGCGATAGTGCGAGCAGCATGTCTGTCCAGGTCATACGCCCCGTAACTTCGGGCGATGGCACAACCACATCGCGCCAGTATTCCTCGCACAGCCTGCCAAAGTCTTGGTCTGCCCCGCGATACTGTGGCCGTAGTCCCGGCCCGATCGAATAGGTGGCGATTGAATCCACTGCCCCTTTAATTAAGCCGACGTTGCGGTACATGTGCCGGGCGAGCTTTAGCAGTTCAACCCGTGTCGCTTCGTTAAGATCCAGCCGTGAATCGCGGGCATGTGCCCCATAGATGACGGGCCGCTTGCGGGAAAAGCCTGCGCCTTCGTAGGGTTGGAACGTGCTGATGCCTGCACCGAATCCAGCGCCGAACGCTTTGATCCCTGCGCCCATCCGAGCCACGAGTGAAAGTTTCTGCGCCATAATCAGCTATCCAGAATGTAAGAAAATGAGGCGCTAGTGCGTGTGACTTGTACGCCGTTTAGGTAATCGATTGCGGCCTGGAAAAGCTCAACCCGTTCAGTGGGTTTAAGATCGATCTGAAAGCTGGCCGATTGCCCGCCCGCTGAAGATCCAACCAGTGCACGGCCTGATGCTGCGCCCGTCATTGCCGCGTTGCGGTCAGTGGCAAGGTTAGTCAGGGCGCTTGCGGTAACCCCAGAGGCTTGTGCCAGGTAGTTCGTCGCAACTGCCCGCGTGAGTCTGCGGGAAATAGCCATCACGTCGCCACGGGTGTCAACGATTCCTCGTCTAGTGAAGCGGTTGGCCTAATGACTTTACCGTACACGGCAAAGCCAGCCAGATATGTTTCGCAGTCGTACAAGTGATCCTGCCTGCTTTTGATCCGTATCCATTCGTAATGATCGCGCCCTGTCTTGCGGTTGATCCGATGCACCTTTTTGTGGCTGCTCATGTGCTCGCGATAGTCCGGGCTTACGTCGTGTGCAATTTCCCAGCGTGGCCCCTGCCCTCGTCGCAACCATGCTAGCAGATCTTGACAGGCTGGCGAACTGAGAAGCAGAAGCATGCAGCCCGCGTCAGTGGGTTGCTCGGCCGAGTGCACCGATTTCATCCGACCTCGCGGCGTTTCAATCCAGTAGGCGGGACGCTCTTCGCCCTTTAATGCAGTCCACTTGTAGCGGGCGCAGATTCGGTAAGAGTCTTGAGTCTCGTATCCGCTATCCATTGCCGTGTGCTTTGGCGGC